ATTGGTGATGACATCATCACGCTGCCTGGCGTCATCTATCCCGAATACAAGGGCAGCACAAACGCGATGGCGAATCTGCGTGCGCTCGCAGCCCAGGGACAGCCGAACCTGCTGATTGATGGCAAGGGGATGATTTACGGTCGCTGGGTGGTAACGAACGTCGAGGAAACGCAAAGCATTTTCGCGATGTTCGCGCAGCCGAAGAAAATCGAATTCAACGTAACGCTGGCCTATTTCGACGGCGCATCAAGCAGCCTGCTGTCAAATGCCGTTGGCGCGCTGATTAGCTACGCGACTTCCTGACCATGGCAACGACAACCTACACGACGAAGGACGGCGACGTGGTCGACGCGCTCGCTTACAGCTACTACGGCACACTTGATGGTCGCGTAGTCGAACAGCTGCTGGCGGCCAACAAAGGGCTTTCCGATTACGGCCCCATCCTTCCGGCCGGTGTCGTTATCACGCTACCTGACATCACGACCGATTCCACGAATCAGGCCGTGAGGCTGTGGGACTGACATGGCGAACCCTGTACAGCCACAGTTCCGTCTGGTGGCGAACACCAAGGACATCACCAGCATTGTCGCTGACCGCCTTGTTTCCATGCGCATGAGAGACGAGACGGGCAACACCAGCGACATGCTGGAATTTGTCCTGGCGGATAACCTGCCGTCAAAACCCATTGCGATGCCGGAAACCGGCGCAGCGCTGACGTTGTCGCTTGGTTACGACAGCAAGCTGACGAACATGGGTTCATTCATCGTGGATGAACTGGCGTGGGAGGGGCCGCCAGACCGAATGATTATCCGCGCTCGTTCTGCCGCGTATGACATGGGAAACGACGGTGCCTATCACCTGCAGACGCACAAGGTGCGAAGCTGGAAAGCCGGCACGACCATCGGTGCCATGGTGATGAAAGTTGCCAAGGAACACGGCATGACTGGCGTCGTCGCGTCTTCGCTTGCGAACATCGGACTGCCGCACGTCGACCAGCAGGACGAATCAGACCTGAACATGCTGTTGCGGATCGCGAAAAAATACGATGCCGTGGTGAAGCCGTCCGGCAATCATCTGGTGATGGCAAAGCGCGGCGAGTTCAAGAGCGCCACCGGCCAGACGCTTACGCCTGTCACCATCAACAAGTCGGATTGCGACCACTACCACTACAGCCAGCAGAAGCGCGACAGCGCCGGTAGTGTGGTTGCCTACTGGCATTCCACGAAGACCGCCAAGCGGAACATCATCACCGTAGGCAGCGGCGAACCTGTGCGTCGCATCAAGCAGTATTTCCAGACCCAGGCCGAAGCTGTTGCGGCCGCCAAGGCAGAACTGTCGAAGCGCTCGCGAGCGATGCAGACGATGCACATCATCCTTGGCGGCAACCCGGCGCTGGGGGCCGAATGCAAGGTGACGCTTACGGGGTTTCGCGTCGACTTGCCGACGACGTGGATTGCCAAGACGGTGGAACACATCCTGGACCCCGACGCTGGATACATCTGCGACGTCGAGCTAGAGCAGCCGGACGCGAGCGCACAGAATGATGTCACGGTCACCGTCGATGACGATACCGACGATAGCGTCGGGTGATGCCTGGTGAGCCTTTATTATCGGGCGTGATACCGATTGGAAAGTGCACCCAAAAGTGCACCCACTGTTTCAAGCTTCAAACAAAACGCCTTCTAAGTCATTGATTTTATTGGAGCGGGTGAAGGGAATCGAACCCTCGTATTCAGCTTGGAAGGCTGCCCGCTGTCAATAATCGCCCATCACCCCGCATCATCCGCGCCCATTCCATGCCATTGATTCACAAGCCGAATTTGACCGGCGCTGTGAAAATCGCTTACGCTTCAAATGGGGGTCACTTCTAAGGAAGTGCACCCAAAAGTGCACCCAAAAGCGAGGCGAAAAGACGTGCTGACCAAGACCCAAATTGACGCGGCCATGCGGGACTGCGACGGCGAAAAGATACTGAACGACGGTTCCAGGGAGTACGGCGGCGGCAGCCTTCGGCTGCGCATCCGCAAGACGAGGGGCGGCGCGTCTGCCGAGTGGTTCGCGTTCTGGCGCAAGGACGGCAAGCGCGGCAGAAAGCAAATCGGGTTCTACCCAGCCATGACGTTGGCCGACGCCCGCGAGAAATTCAACGACACCATCAAGCCGCTGGTGAAGGTTTCGGAAAAACCGGCTGTGGCAATCGACCAGCACGCCGAACCGCCGACCGTCGAAAATCTGTTTAAACGCTACGTCGAACATCTGAAGGCGCGCAACGCTGGCGCAGCTGGTCACATCGAACACGTCCTGCTGCTGGGCAAGTACAATGCCGCCGACGCGCTGGGGCGCAGCACCCTGGCGGGCGAAGTGACGCCGGCAGACGTTCGCGCGCCGCTCGCTGCGGCGGCCAAGCGTGGCGCGCTGCGCACCGCCGACATCCTGCGCACCTATATGTCGTCGGCGTTCGGCTGGGGCATGAAGTCTGCGAACGACTACACTCAGGACGCGGCGTATGATTGGGGCATCCAGGCGAACCCTGTTGCCGCCGTTCCGCGTGACAAGCGCGCCAACAAGGAACGCGACCGCAACCTGTCGGCGGCAGAAATGGCAGCCGTGTGGGCGAACCTGACCGACGAAGGTTCGGGCGACGTTGCGCGCCTGGTGATGCTGTGCGGCCAGCGTGTGCAGGAAACCATCAAGGTGGACGGCTGCGAAGTCGACATCAAGCGCGCGCTGTGGACGATCCCGGCGCACAAGACGAAGGGCCGCGAGCGCCCGCACATGATCCCGCTGCCGCCCCAAGCTGTCGCGATCTTCAAGCGCCTGAAGGAATTTCACGGCGATGGCCCGCTGTTCCCTGCCCGCAACGGCGCGAAGGGCGAACGCATGGGCTTCCTGGCGGTGACGCATCACATTGCATCGCTGACGTGCTGCAAGCCGTTCCAGCCGCGTGACCTGCGCCGCACCTGGAAATCTCGCATGGGCGATAGCGCGGGCGTGGATCGCTTCACGCGCGACCTGATACAGCAGCACGCGCGCGCCGACACAGGCGGGCGGCATTACGACCACGCCGACTATCTGCCGCAGATGCGCGCCGCGATGACGAAGTGGGGCAAGTGGTTCGAAGCCAACGTGGTGCGTGTTGCGAAAAACATACAGCAGAAGAAAGACGCCCCCACGAAAATGGCGGCGTGATGTACACTGAAAGCCTAGATTGTCGTGAGCGCAGCGGGCTGCCCTGCTGCCCTTAATCTGGCCGAAGCGAACACGATAGCGAGGCCCGCCAATCCTGCACGGTGTTGAGTGGCGTGTGGTAACGTCAAGCAGCAGGTAATCGCCCCGACTGGCCGCCGTTAGCGGCCACAGAATTTCAAGAGCAGCGGGCATCCCACGGTGCCCATCGTGAGCCGGGTTGTTAGATCAACAGGCAAGCAACAGCGCATGAATACTGTGGGTGGCAGCCGGAATAAAGCGGCACCGACGCCGAAGGTATCGGCAGCTGGCCCTGCGTACGGGCACTTTCACGCATGACGATTGTTAGCCAAGGGGCGCAAGTGAGGGGCGGTGTCGAGGCCGCTACGGCAGTCGTCAGCCGTGAGAGTGATAATGCGAATAGGTAAATAGAACCGCTGCCTTCGGGACGATTTCGCGCAGGTCAATCGCGGGTAAACCCTGCCACTCTCAGCCAACACATCAACCATGATTGCGTGACGACCGGTTAAGCCGCGAGCGCAGGCGCAGTGTGAAGCAAGTAAGCCGCCAACAAGAAACCCGCCTTTCGGCGGGTTTTTTGTTTCATGCTGCGTCGCTCAAGTCGTCGCAATCCGTATCCATCGCCCCGTGATGCGGGCAATGTGGTGGCCCTTCGTCAAGCCATTTCTGCGTCACGCGCACCGTGTAACCGCAGGTGCTGCACTCGCATTTCTTCAGGCGCGTGGTTTGCTTCTTTGGCCGGTTGCTTTCGGGTTCGCTGTCGTCTGCTGCGTCGACGCCGCCACCTTCCTTTTTGAACAGCTTTGCGCGCCCCTCGCCCCGCACCTTCAGCTGCGAATGCGGTATCTCGCCCAGGTCATCAATGAAGGGCTGCACCCATTCCTTGAATCCGTCACCGGCCACGCTGGACGTGAACGGCCGCGCCATGCCCGTTGCCTTCATCATTTCAGCAAACGCGCCCTTGTGCCCT